CAGCAAAGCATCGGTGAAGTCACGCATCACCGGCAGTAAGGCCGAGGCAATGGTGTTGTAAAGCGACTTTTTCCTGCCCTCCAGGCGCACGAGGTTCTTCTCGTACAGGTCTGCTTCTGCGGCCATCTCCGATGTGACCTTGGCGTTGAGTTCGCCAATTTCTGCTAAGTCCTGCATGAATGGCAGCAGCTCAGCGCCGCGCTTGCCCAGCAGCATCTGGGCTGTTGCCACAGCCTGTGTGCTGCTATCCATGGAATCGAGCTTCTTGGCCAGATCCAGCATGACTTCGCCGGACTCGCGCAACTTCCCCGATGAGTCGGTGACCTCAACGCCGAGCGATTTGAACAAGTCGGACTGTTTTTGGCTGCCTCCTGCCGCTTCGAACATGGCTTTCGAGAGCTTTTGCAAGCCGCCACCGACCTCTTCTAGGCTGGTGCCCGAGAGTTTGGCTGCCGACTTCAAGCCCGAGAGGGCTTCAACCGTCGCACCGGTCTTCTTGGCCATTTGATCAAGTTCGCCCGCTGAGGCAATCGCCCCCTTGATGCCATCAGCAAAAGCGTCAAAGGTGTATGCCGCCGCCATAGCCATTACTGCGCCCTTGACCGCCTTCATGGCGGTTTCCGACACATTGCCGATGGTGTCCATGGCTTTTTTTGCCATGAACTCTGCCTTGTTAAGGTCGGATTCAAAGCGAGCGACATTGGCCTCGAGGCTGACCACGAGACTGGCGAGGGTTGCCATGGGGGATTTATTCCTTTTTACCCAAAAGGGCTGAGATCAAACGGCTGTGTGCCTCCGCATCGGGCGGAGCATCGGCACCTTTGGTGGCGGCAGGCTCTGCAGTTCGCAGTCCCGGCATGAAGTCATCGGCCTGGTACGGGTCCTGACCTTCGCGGCGATGGACGTTGGCCAGCGTGGCGCAGACCTGGCCAAAGCCAAAGTCAGCGCGCATGTCTGGCAGGCCTTCCAGAGAGGCAAACGCCATCCACTCCGCAACCTGCTGCGAACTTAGACTCCCGAGGAGATGGTCAGGGTGTTGGAATCCAAGGGCAAGGCAGAGTCGGAAGTAGAAACGGCGCTCGGGACGCCGCTGGAGTTTTTTGTGAGTTCCTCCACATCTGCGCCCGACAAGCCATTGAGCTTTTGCGCAATGGCAAAAACCCGGTCCAATGCAGCGCCAGATTTGGCACCGAGCAGATCCACCTCTTCGTCGGTAAACAGGCGCTGGCCGCCCTCATCAACTACTGTGAGGCCCACCAGACGCGCGCGCATATTGGTCAGATCAACCTTGCGGTCCTTGCCCTCGCCACGGACCATGCTGGCCTCAAAGGCATCACGCTCGCGACCCGTGAAACTGCGCACGCGCACGGCACCACCCCATTCGGGGACTTCGACGTCCTCTGTTTGAAGGTCGTTGGCGCAAAGGATGGCGGTTTTAGAAAGTAGAGTCATAAGAGTCCTTGAAAAGATTAGGCCCAGGTGATGGAGCCGGAAATGCGCAGTTCAGCCGAACGTCGGATCGCCTGATCCACTGCGCCCTGGCTGTTGAATTTCTTCACGTAGGCCGTGAAAGTTGCTGTGTTGCCGTTGGGCAGAAGCAACTTGAAGCTCTTGGCCACGCCGGTCACCAGCGCAGTCATCAGGGCCAATTGACCTGCATCGCTGTTGTCCTGGTCGACCTCGATGGCAAATGCCCCGGGATCAAAGAGGCCAAGAATGAATTCCTTGGCCGTGGAGTCAAAGTTGGTGCGCTCAATCTCGGAGGCTGAGCCGTCAAAACCGCTGTAACTCTTGACGTTGGAAATTTTGGTCCACTGCACTGGGGTGGCGGTACCGCCACTGGTGTAGGTCGTATAACCAGTCGCGTCTACTCCAGCGAGGGTGACGATCTTGGTCGTAGGTTCGATGTACTGCACAACAAAGCTGTTGCCGTTAAGCTGAGTGGTGCCAACGACACCAGCGATGGTGATCACATCACCCTTGTTCAATGCGGTGACCGCTGAGAGCGTGACCCGGCAAGGGTTCGTGAGTGAGACGGCGGTGATGGTGAGCGCCGACCCGGTGGTCGTGCCAATACTGACGGTGGAGCCTTGGGCTGAGATGGCGGTGCTTGGCATGGGGTTCTCCTAAAGTTAGTGCCAGATCGAAAAATCCAAAATCACCCGGTGCAGCAATGCCTCGGGCTCGAATTGGTCTTGCTCGAGAAGCAAGAGGTGGGTGATGGAACTGCTTTTCATGGCCGCTTTGACCGTCTCGGCTAAGGCAACGGCAGCGGCGTAGGTGGTGTCAAAGCAGTCCACCTGCAGGCGGGTGTTTTCAATGGGTGCGCCGTTTGCCAGGGTGTTTTCTGGTGCGCTGGATACGCGGGCATAGACCACGTAGGGCTTTGACACGCTGTTGGGCGCAACGTTCGGAAACACCCTTCCCCCGGCCACACCTGAGAGGGCCGCAAAAAGTTCTTGCTGAATCATTTTTTGAGTTCGCGTGCGGCTTGCTCAATGCGCTCAGCAAGCCGTGTCTTGATGGCCGTTAGCGCATCGTTTTTCTTCATGTCAAAAGCAGGCCGCAGAAACGGTCGCGCGGACATCTTTACGGTCCCAAACTCCACAAAGCGCCAGTACCAAGCGTCTTGCGAAAGGTTTCCCTTCTTGCCTTGCTTGCGGTACTTCTTGCCATGCCGAACGGTCACAAAGAAGGTCTGCTTGTTCTTGTTCGATAACTCAGGGATCTGTTTCAAAATCACCGAACGCTTCAAAGTACCTGGCGGAGGCTGGTTGGGTTCCAGATCGCCCGTGGCAACCGGTGCCTGCAACTTGGCTTCATCCCGAATGACTTTGGCCCCGGCATAGACCGCTGCGCGCAGTCCGTTCTTGGCAACACGGTCAGGCAACTCTTTCAATGCCTTGGCCAGTGCATCAAGGCCTTCTATCTGAACGCTTTCGTACTTAGCCATCGTCCAGACCCTCTGAGGCCAGCAGCGTGACCAATACATTGCTCTCGTCCTCGTTCAACGCCGCGTGGATGTTGAAGATGCGGGCTTTGTATATCGCCCGGTAGCCTGATACCACGCGGGTATCAGTGAGACTTGCCTGATATCGCACCGTGATTTGGTGGGAGATTTCGCTGGCCATGCGCTGCGCACTTTCCAGCTCGCGTCCCGTCAAGGGCTGAATGTCGGCCCAAACGGTGGATACATTCAGCCAAGTTCGGACCGGACCGCCGTAGCTGTCTTGCGCATTGCTTAGTCGCTGCAAGGTAATGCGCCGGTTTAACTGACCAGAGCGAACCGGATTCATGCCATCACTACCTTGTACGGATCGAGCAGGCCGTCAATGAAGGGTAATGATTCGATGCGTCCTCGAGATAGCGCAGCCACCTCTTCGCGATGCGCATACAAGCTGCCCACGCGCAGCTTGATCCAACTCTTGATACCTTCTGGAACTTGCGCAGCAGTACCGTACCCGGCGTCAAAAGTAACCGACACCGCTCCGATCTGAGGCAAGCAAATCGGCCATATCTGTCCGAACACCGGCGTGATTCGCGCGGGTTCACAGGCGGCATCGACCGTGTAGGTCAAAGCAGGCATCGTCTGATTCACAGAGCCCATGTCCAGGTAATTGATCGACACAACCGACTGCACCGGTGCTTTGGCCAACAGAATTGCATGGCCTGGCAAGGTGAAAGCCTGCCCCGCTGGCACACCCATCAGCGACGGTCCGGGGAAGCAGTCGAGCACTTGCCTCCAGCGGGCAGTGGTTAACTGCCTGCCAGTCAAGGTCTCGGCTGCCTGCCGGGCCGCAGTGATGAGTGAGGCGATCAGCATGTCGTCCTCGTCAAAGTCCACCCGCAGATGCAGCTTTGCCTCCAGAAGCGACACCGGCTCCTCTGTGGGTGGCGTGACGAGTTGGATGGGCATTTAGATGACCTGCACCACAGCCGCTTGGTTGGAAGCATCCGCAGGCGCAAAGCGTGGATTGAGGCCGAGCACCTGGGCCGAGGTCTGGCTTGCTGCCACGCCCACCGTGACTGACAGGCGAACAAAGCCAAAGCCGTTCACCGTATCGAGCTCCTCGGGCTTGACGTTGATCAAGGCCTGCTTGTTGTCACCAGTGGCTTTGACGATCTGGGTGATCGCCTTACCCGTGATGTCCTTGGCGCTGGTGCCGGTTGAATCAACCGCCTGCTGCAACTTTGCATCCACAGTGGCGCTGGTGCCCAGTACTCCGGTCTGCACCAGGGAGAGAAACCCGTGGTGGTTGGCCACAGAAATCCAGCCCGTGGTGACTGTTCCCGCCGCTTGCGCGGCAGGATCGATGGTGGCGAGAACGGACAGCAGTTCGCTGCCTTTTGCGTTGGGAAACATAGTTTTCTCCTAAGGTTGGGGTCGGCTTAGCGCGCGCCCAGTTGGATAAAGGGCGACATCGTTGCGCTGCCTTTGGCAGGCGTGATGGGGCTGTTGAGCTTGGACTGGCCGTCCATGCGGAAGGTCGTGCGAAACGCTGTCAAGTCCGCATCGAAGTACAGGTGCATCGATGTGGCGGTCTGCATGCCACCCGCCTTGGTGATGGTCTGGTAGTACTTGAGGTCCACCAGCAAGATGTCGCCTTGGGCCGAGAAGGTGTTGGCGTGTTGAGACACAAACACAGGGCGGCCCAGCAACGTACCGTAGGGCGAGACCTGCAAACCACCGACGGGCAGACCCGTGGGGATGTAGATCGGGTAGTTGCCCAGCGTCAGCGTGAAGAGTGCGGGCAGCACATCGTTGTTCACGATCCAGACGGCATTGGCAAAGCTGCCCGAGGGCAAGCGCGCAATCATCTTGGCCAGGTTCTGAGGCACCAGCGTTTGCGTTGCTTGACCAGACTCCTTGGTCACTGTGACCGTCGCACCAGAGCTGAGCGCTCCAACTGGAACACCGTTGCCAGCACCAAAGAGGATGGACTCATTGGTTTTCCAGCGAATGGACAATGCGACTTTTTCGGGCAGGTAGGTGGTCAGCGCATTGGCGTCGTCCAGCAGTTCGTCAGTGGTGGGTACCAGCGCCATCAGCTTTTTCAGGCGCAACGTGGCCAGGCCCAGCACCGGCTTGGATGCCACAGCCGAGGCCGCTTCACCCTGCCAATAGGCGCGGATACCGTTGGTGCCCCAAGGCGTAGTTTCGTCCTTGGGGAATGCCATGCTGTTGCCGCTAATCTCGACGTTATCGGTCATGGGCAGCAAAGAGTCCTCGCCCAAAGAGAGTTTGAAGATTTGCTGAGAGAACTGAGGCGGCACCAAAAAGCCGCCGTCTTGGCCCGAAGCCTCGTTGGCAAAGGTGCCGGGCGCTGCTGCACCACGGCCACCACCAATCAGCAAACGATCATCGAGAGACTTACCGGGCTTTTCTGCCTGGTAGACCGCCTGCATGAACTCGCCCGCAGTGCGAAAGCCGTGCATGGGGTCGGCCTCGCGGTTGTCAGTGACAGTGATAAATGCGCCAGCGCTTGATGGGGCTTGTGCCATTTGCGCTTCTTCCGCAATCAGGCTTGCCTCACGGTCGATGGCGTTACTGGCAGCCTCAATACGGGTCTTGAGCGCATCGAAGGCCGTAGCCTCTTCATCATTCAGATCGCGGTTATCGGATGCGGCGCGGTCAGTGAGCGCGCGCGCTTCTTTGACCAGGGTAGATTTGCGAGCCTGCAGCTCGCGCAATTGCTTACTCATTTGGGGTTCTCCAAAATCAATGGACGTAAAAAAACCACCGGGTCTCAATTGACGAGGTGGTTGCTTGGGGTGCGGCCAACGGGCCGCTTCACTTTGCTGGCAGCCCTCTACGGAGTGCTGCCCGAAAAAATATTCACATCAAGGCCAGCGAATTCCTCGCCTGGTTGAGCCGTGATGCATTGGGTTTGATTTGCGTTCGCGCATCGCGGCGCATCTTTTTGACGACATCGTCAAAGGTGGCTATGCCGTCGACCATGCTGCTAGCAAGTGCCGCGTCGGCTCCTAGAACTCGGCCCTGACCCATGCCATCTCGCACCTGAGAGATGGGTACACCTCTGCCCTTGGCCACAGCTTTGGTGAACGCGGCGTAATAGTCATCAACGCGGGACTGCATAAAGCCCTGGGCTTCTTCGTCCAAAGGTGCATATGGATTGCCCTCAACCTTGAACTTTCCCGCCGAGATGAGCGTAGTTTTGACACCGGCCTCGTCCATGGCCTTGCTGTAGTCCTGGTGCGCTTGCCACACCCCGATGGACCCCACTTCGCCGCCGGGTGTGACATAAAACTCAGATGCTGAGCAACCAATCCAGTAGGCTGCCGAAGCGGCAAGGCTGTTAGCGATGGCCACGACAGGCTTTTTGGCGCGGGCGCTGACAATCTCATCGGCCAGTTCCGCGACACCGTAAACACTGCCGCCGGGGCTGTCGATGTCGATCAGGATTTGAGAGACCGTCTCATCTTGGAGAGCAGCGCGCAACATGTTTGAAAACTGCTGAGTGCTGGCAGTACCAGGACCGGATACATCGTCCACCATGTTGCCGCGCTGCGTCACGATGCCGTAAAGCGGAAGCACCGCAATGCCGCCACCAGAGTTGGACACGCTGGATTGGCGACGTGCATCTCTTGCGTTTCTGTCGGCTGCAATATTGCGCATCACCTCATCGCTTGCGCGGGCATCCCCCGACCAGCGTGCGATGACAGCAGTGACTGCGTTCAGCCGTTCGGGCATCAATGCCCAGGGAGTTGCCAAATATTCGGCAACCAGTAATTGATGGTTCATGGTGTCATCCCCAGTGATTTAAGTGATTGGCACAGATGCGGTTCATCCATGGATACGCTGTCCTGCGCCCAGACACTCACCCGGTCCACTGGCACAGCCAGGGATTGCGCAATCAGTGCCAGATCTTTCTCGTCGACCCGACCGGCCCGAGCGATGCGCCTGGCCCAGCGCTCGGCACTTGAATCGATCAGTGCACGCAAGCGGGCAGCGGCTTCATCGGAGGGCACCGTTGCTTCTTCCACCGGGTCCTCCGCTTGTTCGGTATCAAGCGCCACATCCTCTGCTGTGCTTTCCTCGACCATATTGAGCGGGCGAAGTGGTTCGTCCAAGCCATCAAGCGGGTTGAGGTTCTCTGCAATGCGTGCTTCATTGCGTGTGAGCCAGCCGTTCTGAATACCGCTTTGGTAATACGATGCACGGCTTGCAGCATCGCCGCGCATCAGGTTGGCGAAATCAAATTCGATCTCGATGTCGTCACCTTCGAGAAGCAACTCGGACTCGATGCTTGCTTCCCAGCGCTCAGCCCAGGGCGTCATGGTGTGCATGACAAACTCAAGACTTTGTTGCTCAATGTTGGAAAATGTCGCCCGGTCCAAATCGCCAATCATGTGAGGTGGCACTCGAAACAGCCTGGCCACATCAGTGATCTGAAACTTGCGCAGTTCCAGGAACTGGGCATCCTTGTTCGTAACACCCACTTCGTGAAACTTCATCCCGTTTTCAAGCACCAGGACCTTGCCCCGGTTGGCCCCGGATTGCGCCTGTTGGTAGGACTCACGAAACACCTTCTTGGCCTCGGAGTCCTTGAAGGAGCCCGGAAACTCAATCCAGCCGCCGGTAGGCTTGGCGTCGTTGGCAAAGAAACGCGCGCCGTAGTCTTGGGCGGCTAGTGCCATTCCGAGGTTTTCTCTGGCAAGTTCGATCGGACTCATGCCAAGCAAGCCGTCGGAGGATAGGCCGCGCAAATGCCAAACCTCTCCGCGCGGCAAGATTGACTCATTGCCAAACCGGTCTGTAAACCGGTAACGGTATTCGCCAGAGGGCAGCAACTCCAACCGGATGCGGTCCGGATGAAGAGGCATCAACTCCACCACCTCGCCTTTGGCGTTGGTGATGATCTGGTTGTAGGCGTTGCCGCGCAGTGCGAGATGGCCTTGCAGCATCTCACGCCATTCAAACGGGTTTTGAAAGCGGTTGGGCCGTTTGGCAAGTAAACGGTAAAGCCAGTGGTCGGTGACCTTGTCTTTGCCACCGTCGGCACGGCGTTGGTAGATGACCAGCGGAAGCGAAGCCATGGACTCCGACAAGACCCGAACGCAGGCATAGACCGCTGCAAGGCGAAGCGCGCTGTCGGGTGAGACGCGCATGCCACTGCCAGTGCGAGCAGAGACAGGCTCAAAAAAGAAGTCTCCCCATGGCGAGCGATCTCCACCGGAGGCGCTCGGGCCACGGAGCCGATCAATGAAGCTTAAAAATCCCATCAGTTCAGAGCAACATCAACTCGTAGTCGGATCCCAGCACCACCGAGTCGCCCGGTTTGATCGCGCGCGACAGCGCCATGATCAGTGCAACGATGCCGTCGATCTTGTTTTCTGCTCGCTCCTTGCGTGGGTAAATGTTGTCTTTGGCGTCCAGGTGGGCCACCACGTTGCTGACCATCCAGCCCAGCACCGGGTCTCCGTCGTGAACCAATTTCTTTTGAAGCACCAGGGCTTCGAGCGTCTTCATCGGCTCTGAAAAGTTCAGCACTGTGGGACGCACTTCAATCATGGGCAGGCCCTCACTCATCATTCGGGTCGAGAGTTGAGTCGCCTGAAAAGGATCAAAAGCTACTGCCTGCACCGCAAATCGCGAGGACAGATCATTCAGGTCCGCTTCGATCCAACTGAAATCAATCACATTGCCCGGCGTCACCGTTAGCCGTCCGGTGTGCATCCAACCGGGGTACTGACTGTTGCCGTTGGCGTTGACCGTGTCCTCGGGCAGGTAGTACTTGCCAAAGACGGCGAACGCATCGGCGATCTCAGGATGGGCAAACACAATCACCAAGGCGGCAATGTCTGTCTTGCTGGCCAGGTCCAGGCCCACCCAGCAGGGCTGACCCACAAAGGACTCGATGTCCAGGTCCTGATCAGCACACGCGTCCCAAGAGCGCATGTCCATCCATGCGGTGTCGGCATTGACCCACTCGTTCAAGTGTTTGGTCTTGAAGTTGTTCATCGCACTGGGCAACTGCATGGCCTTGGCCTGCAGCGGTCCCAAAATTTCTGGGCGCACAGAAATACCCCAATTGGGGTTCGCCTTGATCAGCGAGTCTTCGCTTGTCCAGTCGTCCCCGTCGTCCAGCCCGTAGACGATGCCAAACTGGCTGTCGTCCTCGAACACGCCATCGAGCAGCCGAGTCACAAAGGTTCGCACCTCGTAGCAAATGCCTGAGCGGTTGCTGCCTGCAGTGGTGATCACCCACAAGAGCGAGTTGTCTCGCTTACCGGTACCGGTCTCCACCACGTCATAGACAGTGCGGGTCTTGTGGGCGTGCAACTCGTCAATGCAGCCAAAGTGAATGTTCAGGCCGTCGAGCGTTGAACCCTCGGCTGACAGCGCTTCAAACTTGGAGCCGGTCTGCAGCACGTTCATGTTGTGCGCACCGACGTTGACAGAAAACCGGCTGCGAAAGCCCTGTGACCTGCGCGCCATGGTCTGCGCATCCCCAAACACGATGCGCGCCTGGTCGCGGGTTGTGGCAAGGGAATAAACCTCCGCACCACCTTCGCCATCAGCGGCCAGCATGTACAGAGCAAGCGCAGACGACAGGGTCGACTTGGCGTTGCCGCGTGGCACTTCGATGTACGAGCGCCGAAAGCGGCGATTGCCGTCGGGCTTGACCCAGCCGAACACGGTGGTCAGGATGAACACCTGCCAGGGTTCCAACTTGATCGTCGCGCCTGCCAGCGGTCCTTTGACGTGGGGCAAGCGCTCAATGAAGGCGCACAGGTTGTCGGCGGGGTGAAATGCCCGACCATCCTTGGTTGTGAGCTTCGGGTTGAAGCGATAAGGGCTGTCTTTGCCTTTGAACCGGTTCAGGTCTGCCAGTTGGCGTTCGCACGCGCGCTGGACCCACTTGCAGGTCAGGATTTTCCCGGCAACAACGTCTTTGGCGTACTGCCGGGCGATGGCTGCATAGTCAAGTTTGGTCATCGACATCAACCCGCAATATCGGCCCAAGGGTCGTTATCCCGTGGGGCGTCACTGGGTGCCGAAATCCGTGAACGTGCCGCAGGGGTGAAGCCCATCTCGGTCTCGTAGGCCTTCATCTCCATGGCCAGTTCGCGAATCACGTCCATCAGTGGCGAGCGACGCAAGATGCCGCTTGGTGTCTTGATGATCATCCCCGAGACACCGGCGCGATTGATCTTGGCCAGCGCCTCGCGGTACAGGCCAGAGCAGTTCGCCCAGCGTTCCAGCACTGCGCCATCCAGCGCGGATAAGAGACCGGGCGGCGAATTCGCCACCGCGTAGTTCCACGCCTCCTTGGCCGCGTCGCTCATGTATTCGGGCGGCGTGCAGAGTGCCGTAGTCGGCCGGGGCTCGTGGGGGTTGGTCCGGCATTTCTGCACGGTGCCTTTAATCTGTTTGATTGCCAGCGGAAGCGGCTTACGACCAGCCATGGGGGTGGGCTCAATTCTTCAAAAAAATGTTTTCAATTTGCACGCGCAAAAATCTGTGCAGGCGCACGCATCTCTGGCCGCCGTCTGTAGAGATTCAGACCCCCTACCCCCCTACGGAAGGGTGGTCAGCGCCGACCTGCGGTCTCGCGTGCCGTCTTTCGGTTGTGACAAGAGACGCACAGCGCCTGCAGGTTGGCCGTGTCAAAGCGAGCACCGCCGTCCTTGAGCGGGGTGACGTGGTCAGCCACGACGGCTGTCACCACACGACCACGCTGCTCACACGCGCCGCACACCGGGTGCTGACGCAAGAACGCGGCACGCACCGCGCGCCACTGGGCTGATTGATAAAACCCCAGCTCCGCATCGAAGCTGCGCCGGGCACGACCGTAGTCACGGTGCACCGCTTTGCGATGGGTATCGCAATAGCCGGGCCTTGCCAACACAGCACCACAACCGGGGTGTCTGCAAGGGGTTGGCGCTGACAGTGGCATGAAGTCGACAGTCTTAAAAATGTTCGCAACTATTTACGGGACTTGTGGGTTCAGGACTTGGCTTTACTTGTGTTCAGAGCGTTCATACGAACACCAGCAACAACCCAAAGGAAACAAGCCATGTCCTACACCAGCAACGAATTCACGGTCGACGAAGTCGGCTTCATCCAGATCGCATTGACCAAGGTCCTAGCAGCGGTTGCTCGCGGAGAGCTAGACCTCAACCGACTGGCCCGCGAAGAGATCGCATCACGCGGGTTGAACGACCAAGGCAACTGGATCGGCTTTGACGCCGCCAAGAAGCACCACAACGTTTAAGAGGCCGCACCATGAGCAACAGCACCCGAGACCAGCAACTCCAGCAAATCGCGCTGGACCACTTGTTTATCGCAACCCTTGAGACCCGCAGCAGCGACAGCCTCGACTTCCATGACGTGAGCGTCTGGGCCATCAAGACCGCCTTACAAGCCGCGTTTGAAGCAGGCCGCAACGCCGCTGCCAACCCTTCACAAACACAACCCAATCAGTAACCAGGAGATCGACATGACCACACCAGCCACAGCGCAACTGAGCGCATCGCAGCAACAGATCCTTAACCACGCCGCCGTCAACACGGATGGCAAACTGGTCTGGTTTCCCGAGACCCTCAAAGGCGGTGCCAGAAAGAAAGTTCTCGATAGCCTCTTCAACCGGGCGTTGATCACGACCGACGGCACACATTGGTTCGTAGCCGCTGAGGGCTACGAAGCACTGGGTATGCCGCGTCGAGCGCCCATCACGATGGTGGCTCTGGACGCAGTGATTGAGTCTGCTGAAGCTGGTCTTAAAGCCAAGCCACGCACGCGTGACAACAGCAAGCAAGCCCAGGTGATTGCGATGCTCAAACGAGCCGAGGGCGCAACGATCACGCAAATCTGCGAGGCCACCGGATGGCAATCCCATACGGTGCGCGGCACCTTTGCCGGAGCCTTTAAAAAGAAACTCCGACTGGAGATTACCTCCAGCAAGCCCGAAGGCAGCGAGCGGTCTTACCGCATCACCACGAATTGAGACCAACCATGACATCCATGACCATCACCATTGAACGTACGCCTCGCACCCTGCAATTTGAGGGCAATGCCATTGAGGTTGAGGAGTTGAACGTTCGCCTGCCATTTGCCCGCAAACCTGCCAACCTCAGCGAGGTGGGCGGCGAAGGCAACTACAAAGTGTTTGTGACCGAGACCCGGGAGATGACCCCAGCGGAGTTTGATGTCTTTGCCAGTCAACTGCTCAAGTCACGCGACTGGCTCAATGGCAAGGGCGGCTACCTTGCGGACGGCAGGCTTTGCGTTGAGGTCCGTGCCACCGGCAGACCCACTTTGTACGTCGACCCCTCCGGCGGAGATTACGGGAGGTACGTTGCCCGTCTGGGTTAAAGCGTTGAAGGCCACTCCGTCGTTTTGACGGGTGGCTTGCTTGCCACTGAAGTCCTGCCAGCGCTTTACGATCACATCCACGTACTTGGGATCGAGCTCAATGAGCCGGGCACGACGGCCAGACTTTTCACAGGCGATCAGGGTGGTGCCAGAACCACCGAATGGGTCCAGCACGATGTCTCGTGTTTTGCTGCTGTTGCGCACCGCACGCTCCATCAACTCCACCGGCTTCATGGTCGGGTGCAAATCGTTCTTGTGTGGCTTCTTGATGTGCCACACATCACCCTGGTCGCGAGCACCGCACCAGTAGTGCTGGGCACCGTCTTTCCAACCGTAGAGGATGGGCTCGTACTGGCGCTGATAATCCGCGCGGCCCATGGTGAAGGTGTTCTTGGCCCAGATGATGAAGGTAGACCATTTGCCCCCTGCGGCGCGAAACGCAGCCTGCAAGGTATCGAGTTCGGATGAACTCATGGCGATGTAAACCGCACCCTTGGTGACGTCCAGGATGTTCTGGCATGCCGACTGCAAGAACGCTCCAAAGTCAGCGCCCATGTTGTCGTTCAGGATGGGACGGTCCTTGCCGCGCATCTTGTCCTTGGCCGTATTGGCGTAGTTGACGTTGTAGGGCGGATCGGTGGCAGTCATGTCCACCAGTTCATCGCCCAGTAGCGCCTTGTAATCTTCTGCCTTGGTGGCGTCGCCACAAAGTAGCTTGTGCTCGCCAAGGACCCAGATGTCGCCGGTTTGGGAGACGGCTGTCTCGGCCACCTCGGGTGCCTGGTCTTCGTCGGTCAGGCCATCGTTGCTGGGATCGCCCGCGATGAGCTTGTCCCACTCTTCGGCGGTAAAACCGGTAAGACCCAGATCAAAGCCAGCTGCCTTCAACTCGGCCAGTTCAAGGCCCAAAAGGTCATCATCCCAGGACGCGTTCTCGCCAATCTTGTTGTCGGCCAGGATCAGTGCCTTGCGCTGGATCTCGGTCAGGTGTTCCATTGCTACGACGGGCACCTCGGACATGCCGAGCTTGCGGGCGGCAAGCAGCCTGCCGTGACCTGCGATGACGTTGTTTTGCCCGTCCACCAGGATGGGTGCACCCCAGCCAAACTCGGTGATGCTGGCTGCGATCTGTGCCACATGGGCGTCCGAGTGCAGCTTGGCATTTCGGGCGTAAGGGATCAGGGAATCAATCGGCCGGTATTGGATTTTGATGTTGGGCTTCATGCTGTTTCGGAAACGAAAAAGCCCGCGAGAGACATACTCGTCGCGGGCTGTTGAATGGGGGTGGCTGCAAGACACATCTCTCGCAACCGTAGACAAAATGTAAGCGAAATTCCGGTAAAACGCGACACGCTCAAATCCGCGTTTTCTCCGCAACAGCCAGCAGGAGCACGCATCATTTGTATCTGGCACGCAACTACCTGCAACTACCTCACCAAACTTCCCCGCACCAGGTTGCTGGCCACGATGTACATGGCAATTTCCCAGCGGCGCTGCGCAGTGCGTGGTGCACAGCCGAAGCGTTTGCCGATGTCGTACCAGCGGTAACGTGCCGCCCGCATCCACACCAGGTGGCGCTGCTCCACCTCAAGCCACTGGACCCAGCCCATGACCTCGAGCATGCAGTCCACCTCGGCCGGGGTGGGTGGAAACCGGTAGATCGGGGCATCGTCACTGGCCATGCGCTCGTAATCGGTTCGCACAATGGTGGGCCAGACGTTAAAGTGGCCCTGCACCCGAACTGGCGGGAGTTTGTGGGCCGTGCGTGAGGCCTGGATGAAATAGTCGGCGACTTCGTCCGCCGACCAGCCGCCTCGTGGAGTTGGTATGGACATCTCACACCTCCTGCGTGTCAATGGCCCAATGCAAGAGCGCCAGCGCATCGGCCTCGTTGTCATCGGTGACCGGGTGGCCCAGCAGGCGCATGGCTGCAATCACTTCGCCCTTGCCCGCATTGCCTTTACCGGTGGCGTGCTTTTTGATCGTGCCCACTGGCACGCCCTGATAAGCGATGTTGTGGTGCTCGCACCAGGTGGTAAGCGTGGCCATCAGGCCGCCGTAGACGTGGGCGGCATCCACCCCTGCATGGCGACGCACTTCCTCGAAGTACACAGCGTGGATGTCGGTGGCCAGCGCTTTGATCTCGGTGAGCCAGCGTTTAAAGCGCAGGTAACGCATACCGCCGCCTTCAAACCGCTGGGGCTTGAAGCTGGCAAAGCCATGCGCGATCTGGCCGTCTTTGGACCGAAGTGCCCAACCGGTTGTTGTCCCCAGATCAATGGCCAGAACCACCACCCGGTTTCCCGGCAACGGTGTATCGACCGATGAAACACTCCGACGTAGGTCAGAGGGCACCACAGGTCCCTCTCCTACGTAGTAGGAGGGGAGTTTTCTCCAACTGGATTTTTCAGGAAAACCCAGCATCCATGCGGGTTTGCGGCCAGTTGGCAAGTTGGCAGCGTTGCCAACTGCCAACTTTGCCAACTTAGGCGTAAGTGGTTGATTTATATGGGAATGAAGTTGGCAAGGGTCTGCCAACTGAATCCAGTTGGCAAAAAGTGGGGTCCAGTTGGCAAAACTTTTGCCAACTTGTTTGCGTAAACTCTTGCGGGCTCCTGCGTACTCCTGCGGGTCCATGCCAGCCGTTGCTAACGGATAGCCATTGAGGGTGTTTGCAGGTTGGTGCGAGTCAATGCGGGCGTATGACAACGCTGCACTTGTGCGGGTTCTATCTTGGCAAATCGTGTTCATTCTTGCTCCTGCGGGTCGTTGCTAATTTCTTGGTATACCCACACATCCGGGTTTTCGACGGGCATCGCGGCCCCGGATTGCGGGCATTTGTAGTGGGTTGGAAGCACCCCGAGCGCGCGCAGCGGCAGCTCGCCGGTGTCTGGATCGGGCTCGCCTGTGTGCGTGTTCAGGACCATGCCCTCGACGCACAGGTAGCCAAACTTGGAGCGCCCAATCGAGGGCAGTCCGTAGTCCGTGCTGTTGCGGAAAAACTTGATGTAGCCCTGTGTCGATAGGGCTGAGATCCGCTCCCGTATCGTGCGCTCGCCGCCCAGACCGGCCTTGCCCTCAAAGGACTCGGCCAGTTGGTTGGCGGTGTAGCAGCGCCCCTGCGCCGCCTCCTCAAAGAGGATCTGCAGAATGGCATCACGCTTTCGCCTGCGCTCGGCATCGAGCCGTTCGCCGTACTCCTTGAGTACCAGCCTGTCGTTCACGTCGACCTCGTGCCACTGGCCGTCCATCTTGTCGACGAACTTGGTCTCAATGGCCGGGCCGTTGCGCAGCTCGTAGATCAGGTGGCGGGTGCTTTGCGCCTCATCGGGGCGAAACAGCAGCATCCCGGACGAGTAGTAGCCGCGCAGGCTGCCTGCACCTGCCAGAGCCTGAAACGGGTCTTCTTCAAACTGGCGTTTTCCAAGCTTCTTGGTGTGGTGTGCCAGGATCACGCCCGCCTCGGGGTTCACCGCCTGGCGAATGCGCTCCACGCGCTGCGACAAGAAGTACAGCATCGCGCCGTTGTCGTTCTCGCCGCCTGCATCGCCCCCATCAAAGACGTTTCGAATCGGGTCGATCACGATGATGTCGGGTGTGAGGCCATTGAAGGCAGCCACCATGGCCGGGATGACCTGCGCCAGCCCGTCGTCGTCCAGAATCAGGCGCAGCTGCGGCGTGGCCATGAAATTGGTGCGCGCCAGATGCAAGTGTTCTGGCGAGAGGCGAATGCCTTTCACCCGCTCGCGCAGGTAGTGGTACTGGACCTCGGCTTGCAAATAAAACACCCGCAGTGGCCGGGGCGGCCTCATCCCCAAAAACGAGGCACCGGCGGCCATGTGGGTGAGCCAGGCCAGCAGGAAATCGCTTTTGCCGACCTTGGGAGCGCCGCCAAACACCAGCAGGCCGCCCGGTGTCAGCACGCGCGGCTCAATCAAATCTTCGGGCAGTGGCGAGTCATCATCAAGCAATGCGCCGAGCGTGAAGGCTGGCACCATGGGCGCAGCAGCTTTGATCACCCGGCGCTCGGCCTGCGCGATGAAGGCGGCGAAATCAAAACCTTCCAGCACCGCATCGGCGGCGTCCCACTTGAGCGGCTTGTCAGCTGGCGGCACGAGGATGGACACCGACTGGCAGCCCACGGCTGCGCACGCGCGTGCAGCGCCCTCAGCGTAGTCCCAGCCCGGCGCGTCGCGGTCCGGCCAGATCAGCACATCTTTGTTCTTGAGCGCGGACCAGTCGGTCTTGTCCACCGGTGCTTTGGCCCCGTTCATGGCAGTGGTGGCCACGATGCCAACGCCAATCAAAGCGTCGGCGCACTTTTCACCTTCGACCAGGATCACGGTGCGGGCCGTCTGCAACGCTGGCAGGTTGTAAAGCGGGCGTGGATCGGGGGCACGCCACATCCGCGCGCGCACATCCCACGGCCTGAACTCCTTGCCCGATGGCGGGTCGTAGCGGTAGACGCAGGCAATCAGCTCGCCATCGAGCCCGACGTAGTCCCACTTGGCAGTGTAGGGACCGAGTTCATCCATCGGGACCGTTCGCATGTCGCGTCTGGCCCCATGGTCCACGGGCGGGGCAAAGCCAAGCCACTGCCGGACTTCATCGGCGATGCGCGGAAAGTCCTGCTGCGTCGATAAACCCCGTGACTTGGCCCAGGCTGCTATCAGATCGCCGCCATCGTCATCGGCGAAATCCTTCCACAGCCCGCGCCGGGGACCATCAAGCTCGACAACCAGGCTCTTGCCCGGTGCGCCATCAATGTCGCCCACATAGAACTTGTTGCCGCGAATGCGGCCACTGGGAAACAGGTACAGCAGCACCGACTCGAGCCGGTCCAGCAGACCATCCCGCAGCGCCTGCGTGTCAGCCGCTGTTTCCAGCCTTTGTTCGGGGGCGTTGTTGTAGTCCAGCCAGACGATGTTGCCAGCCGTCATTGAGTCCCCCAGCAGCGGTCCTGCCACGCGCAGAACTTGCACTCCATGTGGGTAGGTGTGGTGGCAAAGCGCGGCAAGACCTCGCTTGCGCTGGTGGCGGTGATCACGCGCACGGCGCGGTCCGACATGCGCTGCGCCAGCCCACCGTCAAAGGGCAGCAACTCGAACCAGATTTCCTGGGTGTCTTTGTTGATGGCCGTAAAAAGCGCCGGGTTGGCAGATATGCCCGGAATGCTGGCTTCCATGTAGGCCTGGTAGACCGCAACCTGTGCGGCATAGACCGGCTTGGACTTAGCCACCCCGTGTTTGACGGTGTCGCGCCAGGATTTGTCGTTCATGGTCTTGAACTCCCACAGCGCCGGGTAGCTCACGCCCAGATCGGCAGGTCCGGTATTCAGGATCCCGTCGACGTGGCCCCGGATACGTCCACCTGCCACGGAAAAGCCGAACTGACCGCCCTGGACTTTGCGCGTGTACAGGTCAAACCCAGCCATGCGCAACCAGCGGATGGCCAGGTCTTCCAGCGTGTGGCCTACCTCAAAGATGCGCAGCAAGCGGCCGGAGAAATCACGGCCGTCGTCCACTGGTGTGTGCGTGTACTCATATTGCAGCGCGCGCTCGCACGAGACGCCCAAGCGCGATGCCCCCAGGTAGTCGCGTGGTGTTTGGCCATCGCGCTCGCGAGTTAAAGCTGCATCAATGAGCTGGCTGATCTGTTCCTGAATTTTGGGGCGGGCATTGAAGTCAAGCATCACACACGACCCTTCTGCAAGCTCAGGCGCTCTTGCAAAAACGCCCGGTCGCGCGCAGCCATGCGTTCGTGTTCAGCCGTCATCTGGCCTTGGTAAGCCGTCACCACGACGTCAATCAGTGTCAGCACCTCAATGCGGCTGTAACTGGCCAGCGGGCGATCCATGCCGATTGAGCCTACGAACTCGCCCAGTGGCTGCAGGCACGCGCACATGGCCGTTGTTTCCATTTCACTTGGATCAATCATTTGTCCCTCCGTTTTATTCATGAGTGTTGAGAAGGCGTTTTGGCAGCGGCGCGAGCAAAACACCCATTGGTCTGAGTAGCGAGCGGGGTCGCTGCGTTTGAGGCTGGGGTTAAACCAGCCGTAGCCTTTGGCCTGGCGGGCACAGACGGCGCACTTCAAGCCGCCTCCAAAACTTGGGAGTGACTGCTGTGATGCGCGTCATTGGCAGCGGTGACCAGGCGCTGAATCTCTTTGCGGTTGAACTGAAACGACAACAAAGCGGAGGCCTGGTAGCGGGTCATGCCGAAATCTGTTCGCATCGCCTCTGGCAGGTAGACCAGTTGCTTGACCGTGGGCGGCTCGTTGAGCCAGCGCCGGGTCTTGTGCGCCGAGTCGGCCGACTCATGGTCGTTGAGCCAGTCATCAGCGCGCGCCATGCACACGGTGCGCTCGCCCACAGCAAGCAAAGCGGGACGCTGCGACTTGGCACCACCGATGGCATGCCAGCGGCCGTTCAGGAAAAACACGCCGCCCCAGGCGGTAAAGCCCGTGGCCATCAAGGCGTCGTCACAACCAAACAGATCGCACCACCGGAAATTCGAGCGTTTGAGCAGATCTATTTCACTCATGATGAAATCCGAGAGTGCGCCGGTATCCTCTGGCTGGCGCTCCCAGATGTGGCCGCACAACGGGCACTCCATGCATGACAGCGGCACGGTGGCGCCGCACTCCGGACACTCTTTGGTGGGTGCTTCACCCTCGTGAGTGTGGCCATCAAGGTTGACCTCTTGCTCCAGCGCGCCATGCATCAGACTGGCTGTACCGAAATCCAACACCACGCAATCGGACTTGATGACGCCGGGAAACTCCTGCGGGTCCACTGTGCGAAGACCACGACCAACCATCTGAATGAAGGTGGACTTGTAGGAACTCGGGCGCAGCAACACCACACAAGATGTAGGTGTGTAGTCGTAGCCCTCGGTGAGCACCGCCACATTGACCACCACCTGGGCGCTGCCGGTCTCAAATGCTTGCAGCCTTGTCTGGCGTTCAACCGGCGACAACTCGCCATGGATCAGCACAGATTGCACACCGGCAGCCACAAACGCCTCGCAGACACTTTTCGCGTGTGCCACGGTGGAACAAAAGACAATGGTCTTGCGGTCAGCCGCTTTTTGCTTCCAGTGCGCAATCACCGCTTCAGTGATCAGCGATTTATTGAGAATCGTGGCCACCTGCTCCATGTCGAAGTCGATCGCTGTGCGGCGCACGTTCTGCAGTGCCTGCTGCGCGCCAACATCAATCACAAAGGTTCGCGGTGAGACCAAATGGCCGCTTGCGATCATCTCGCCCAGACTGATCTGATCGGCCACGTTGGAGAACACCTCGCGCAGGCCTTTGCCGTCACCCCGGTTGGGAGTGGCGGTAAGGCCGCAGATAGCAGCCTTGGAATTCTTGGCCAACACCTGGTCGATGACCACCCGGTAGCTGGGTGAGGACGCGTGGTGCGCCTCATCGATGACCAGCAAATCAAGCGTGGGCATCTGCGCAAGGTTCATGGGCCGCGAGAGGGTTTGCACCATCGCAAAAGTGGCATCACCCGCCCAAGACTTTTCCTGGGCATCAAACACCGAGGTGCTCAAGCCAGGATTGACGCGAGAGAACTTGGCCCGGTTCTGACCGGTCAGTTCGGTGCGGTGTGCCAGCACGCAGGCCTTGGCATCCGGCTCAGACAATATCTTGCCGACCACCGCCGACAACATGATGGTCTTGCCAGACCCGGTGGGCGCGACAGCCAGCGTGTTGCCATGCAGAGCGAGCGCGTCCAGGGTACGTTGGACCAGCAGGGATTGGCGGGGTCGAAGCATCATGGCTGTGATCCCCGCTTACTGTGCCCAGCTCGGACGACCGGGAACCGGCGCACGACCTGTGGCTTGGGCATAGGCATTGGCTGCGGGCGCAACACCGGCAGATGCAGTCGCTGGCGCTGCTGTTCGCGGTGCACCCATGGCAGCGGCGTAGTCCTTGTGATCCGGCGTCACTGCCGCCTTGATGACCGCCTTGTCCTGGCCGTTCTGGTCTTTGTCCCAGTCCACCCTGCCCAGGAACTCAATGCCATCCAGATCCGCAAAGCCGCTGATACGCCGGGCGTTCTGGGCGGCTTGGCTGTTGTCACCCGGCTGGACGTTGCGCGCCGAGTTCAGGATGGCCTTCACCATGGTGCGGCCCATGTTGGCCCACTCAGGTCCCTTGGGACTGTGCAAACCAATGAGTGACCACATCTTGCGGCGTGCAAACTCACCATCGGTCACCACGAATTCGCAGTTGAGGTACACCGAGCCGGTGCTGGTACTTCGGGTGGCGTAGCCGCCAGTCCAGCCTTGCGAGGCATCGTCGAAGCCGCCGGGTTTGATGGTCATGCGCACACGCACCAGCGTGGCTTTAGGGATCAGGTCAAAAGAGGTTTGCTCGGACGCAGAATTAAAATCGAAGTAAGTCATGTTCAGGACTCCTGAGTGGGGTTGAAGGAAGTGGGGTCGAAACTGGTGTCTGTGACGTCTTCACTTGAGGTGCTGGCTTCTGACAAAGGCGCAACGCTGCTGGCGGGCCGCGCAAAGTCAAGCCGTTCTGGTGCGGGTTTGGCCGGACCAGCAATCTTTTCCATGAGGCGGCCCAGGTCGGGCTCCTCAATGGCGTCAAGGCGACCTGAACGGTCTTTGGCCGGATAGCCCCAGTTGTTGAGGGTGTGGCATACAAAGGCGCGGTAGCTGTTGCCGTCATCACTTTTGAGTTCGGTCAGCGTGACCACCTCATCGACGATGCCGGGCAATTCCAGTCCGGTTTTGGAACCGTCAACCTGAAGAGAGAAAACGCGGCGGTTGAAGTCGTCCAGCGCTTCGTTCAAGATGCCGACGAACCACACGTTCTTGCGACGGGTGTGCTGCAAGTGGGTGAGCCAGCCGATCATTTCCTGGCCCATCAAACCGTAAGCACCCCGGCTATCGGGCTTGCCGGTTTTTTCTGAAAAGGCTTGGGGCTGACCTTTGCACCACTGAAGGCACAGACGCCCAGCCACGGTGATCGAGTCCACGAATACGGTGTCGTACTTGTCCATGGCCGAGGCCTGGCCAAAGCGCTGGCACACCGCATCAAAGTGCGCCTGGCTATAGGGCTGGTCATCTCGCAGCGCCGGGTTGGGGCCGCCAATGAAGACGGCAAAGTCGCGGCACTCCTGCCATGTGCGTGGGCGCACCGTGTCACCGGCCCAGCCTTCTACTGCGAGGTCGCCCGCTTCCAGGTCAAAGAACAAAGTGGCGCTGGGTTTGAGGGTCCACAGCTGCGAGGTTTTGCCGATGCCGCTTTTGCCGACGAGAACGCCTTTGACGCCACGGCGTTCGGCCAACCGCTGGTCAGCGGTGATGATGGGAAGGCTCATTTGTTTTCTCCTTGAAGTGCGAGACGAAAGCCCGGCTTGCCGGTTTTGAGGGTGCGGGCCGCAGAGAACGAGCTCTTGAGCGATTCGGGCCACGCGTTGAACTTGGTTTCCGAGACGCGGTAGCTGATCTCGACGTACTCGGCCGGGTTGTCGCCATTGGCGGCAATGCGCTGCGTGATGTCAGCGAGGCGGGCTTGGTCCCACTCGATCTTTTTAGGAAGGTCAGCGGTGATGTGCACGCGGCCGTCATCGAAATGAACAACGCCGGTGTCTTTGCCTGCAGCCAGGCGCAGTTGGTGGGCCTGCGCTGAGTACTTCAAATCCAGCGCGCGGTCGATGTGCTCGACGATGGTTTTGGCCATCACCAGAAAGTCGGCCGCATTGTTTTTAAGCTGGAACAGCGACTCGCCGGACTGCTCAGCCAATGTGCCCACGGGAATGGACAAAATTTGATCGGGATGATCAAGCGGTAGCGTGCTCATGCTGCACCTCCCACTGCACTTGAGGTGCTTTGGCGCAAGCTGTCGGACTCGAATGCTTCGATGTCTTCGACGCGGTACAACACGCGGCCCTGGATCTTCATGAAGACCGGACCGATGCCGTCGCTGCGCCATCTTTCTAGCGTCGCTTCAGCGACGTCCCAGCGCTCTGCTAACTGGGTTTGGTTGAGGTGCTTGACCTTTTCTGCGGATTGCAATTGAATCTCCTTGGTGTTGAAAAAACCCCGGTTTTTTGAAGCTCGTTTGCCTCGCTAACCAGTGAGATGAATTTCAACAATCGGGATTACTCAAGCCGTTCCTCAGACTCCTCAGCGGCATTCCTCAAATGCGTTTCGTGCGGACAAAATGCAAAAAACCCGGGCTCGTACAGGTGAGCGCCGGGTTTGGGATGGACCTGCGGGCTGGTGCAGGTTAAAGCTTAGGTTTAAGAGGGTTGCAGTGACTCAGGTCAGCCAGTCACGGTCTTCCTCCGGTATTTGCAAGGCGTAAATACCGTCACTGGGCTGGTACTTGATGAACCGCTTGTAGACCACGGGATTACGATCGAACACTTTGGTGGGTGAGAACGAATTAGCCTGTGATCCGCATGCCGTGCGCAACTGTGCGTTTTCCAGTTCGTGGTGCCGGGTGGCTATCAGCGCCAGCAATAAATCTTTCTGCCGTGGCTCCAGCGCATAGTCAACGCCATCCACGCGCGCCTTGCCCTCCGTGCGTACCTGGCGCAGGGTAGTTTGAAACTGGCTGTCTTCAACCGGAGCGGCAACGGGCACGGTCATACGGTCATTGAAGAACTCAAATTTGCTTTGCGAGATGCGGGCGATATCACTGAGATGAACCACATCAAAGTCACTCAGGGGCGAGCCCTCGGGCAGGGGCAAGGCGCTGCTGGTGAGCACCTTCGCTGACTTGTGCGCCTGGTCCTGCCGAATGGTTTCCACCAGCCGCTGCGCCGACTTGTGGTCATGCAGGTGGCGAGCAAAGTACCAGGTCAGCGGCCTGCCGCGCACAGGCTCCGTGACCCCGATGCGCCAGGCCACCTCGGTGGCAACTTCTTTCTTCGCGCTGGGCTGGGTCCCCAACCCGAGCATGAGCCGGTCGATGAACTTGGGCAGGCTCACCTTGTAGGTCTCTTGCAATGACCGAGGGCTGGTGACTTCGCCGCATTCATCGCAGTAGAGCAGGATGTTTTCATGGGCTAGATCACGAACGACGCGCGCCAATTCCACACCACACTCAGGGCACGTCACGTGAGAGAGTGACGCGCCAACGACAAGCAATCGTTCACGCAACAAATCTCGTCCGGCGTTCCCATATTCACCACCCAACAGAGTCATGCCGTTGACCTCGGGCTTTTCTCGCTCAAGGAGTTGGCACAACACGCCGGTGGCACTGATTTGCGCAAGACTCACGCCGCAACCTCTTCTGCTTCGATCACGTTCAGCGAACGCAATACAGCAAGTGCCGTAGGCTGGTTTTTATCAGCCAAGTTTTTGATGGTCGAAGACCCTGTGGCAGAAATATCAAAGCTGAAATGTCCGGCCTTGCGGCTTTCGGTAGCCAGTGTGTAGACGATGACCGAGGCACTGCTCATGTTGTATTCCGACTCAAAAGAGTGATGCACTTTGAGTCCCGTCAGCGCCAGCCGGATCGCATCGTCCTGGTCTTTAGCCGATGGTGCTTCCACCTGAAACGAAATGCCGGTTCGACCCATGGGCGTGAAGCGTGCCCGGCGCAGGCGAACCTTCTCGACGCCGTGAGGTGACCAGTCCTCAAACGGCTCCATCATGCCGTCGCGCAAGGCGTTGAGTTTGTAGCGGGTCTTCTCAATTTCTTCAGGCTTGATGGCCGTCTCCACCACGTGCTTGCCAAAGAGTTCCAGCACTGCGCCATGATTCTTGGCTCCACCCTTGACGATGGTTTCAATGAAGCCGGTCGACGGCTGGTATACCAACGCGGTCTCCAGCGCGATGCGGGTGTTGATGCGCTTGAAACTATTCTCAGAAAAATGTGCGATCGCCGTGACTGGGCCTTCGATGTAGATGGTCAGTTGAACGCTGCCGTCGGCGGCCCGTTTGCTGACCTCAATGTGGGTGCCGTCGCCACCGCCCACGCTCTTGTAAAGCTTAGCCACCTCGTGGCAAAAGGCATCGAGTTTGCTGCGGTCTTGCATCGGATCGAGCCCTGGCTGGATGCGATGCTTTTTCCAGTACTTGCCATTGGACTTGGCCTGAAAGGCGATGTGCATTTCAGCGTTGCGAAACGCGGTGTCCCGAAAGGTCAGCATCCACAGCGACTGCTCGCGGGCATCTCGGCTGGCAAATGCTTCCTGCACCTCGCGGTCACCGGCGCATGCGGTCTGAAACTCTTGGATGGAGAGATCGTTGGACATCAGGTGTGCGCGGCGCAGGTCGTCGTGCCAGAGGTGCAACTTGTATTCAACCAACTCACGCTCGGCTTGCGTCATCTCGGCACCCTGCATGGAAGCGTCAAGCAACGCGACCGCATCATTGACCTCGGTAGGCAGCAGTTCCTGCGCCAGGCTCCAGTCAATGACCAGGCTTTGGCCCAGGGTGTGCGCTTCGGTGAATTCGCGCAGAGTTGGCATCGAAATGTGACGCAGGAAATGTGCAGGATTGAATATTTTCATTGTTGGTTTGCC